ACTGCGGCCAACCCAAAAACTATTTTCTTGATATCATACATTCAAAAGGGCATGCAGACTGGTACATCGTGGCCCGCGAAGCAAAAAAGCACAACCTGGCCAATCATCTTCGAATACCAGAGATGAAAATTGAAGCTAGCGTTAATTTCAAGTTTAAGTAAAAAGTACTTGACTTTCTATTGCTGTAATGTTATATTTTATATATAAAACAGGAGGGCTTAATGGCCACAACAAATGAAGAGAAGAAACAATATGTTAAGGAGTACATTCGCTCCCTATCCGCTATTGAAGAGTGTATCGAACCCTATCAGGAACAAAAGCGTGAGTTGCGCTCAGAGTTTCGAGAGAACGGATGGCTCAACACGGACGAGATCCGCGCAGCAGTAAAGGCATATCGTCTTTATAAGCAGAAGTATAATATTGATGAGGTGGTGGAGAACTTTACTATCATCACTGGCGGGGAGTCGGATGATAGTTGAGTATGCCAAGGTGCGCGACACCGCGTACTCCCCTGAGCGCGCCAACCCATCAGATGCTGGGTTGGACGTGTTCTATTCACCACAGAACCCCTACAACAAGATGTACATTGCCACCAGCACAAGCCGGGTAATACCAACCGGCCTAAAGTTTGCCATTCCACACGGATATATGTTGGAGGTAAAGAACCGGTCCAGTGTCGCTGCGAAGCGTCAATTGCTGGTGGGGGCATGTGTCATTGACTCGGGGTACGAAGGCGAAGTTTTTGTTAATCTGCACAATATAGGGGTCGAGAGTCAGACTCTAAAGCCGGGAGACAAGATCGCCCAACTAGTCATGACACCCGTTATTCATTTTAGGCCGGTTGAAGCCGCAGAAGCGACCCTATATAATTATCCCATGACTATCAGTAACAGAGGCGAAGGCGCTCTGGGGAGCACCGATGGATAGCAACACCAAGGTAGTAATGTTTTCCTCTAAAACTGGCGAATGGGAAACTCCACAAGATTTTTTTGATAAACTTAATTGGAGATTTGGGCCGTTCGACTTAGATCCTTGTGCGGCATCCTCCAATACCAAGTGTATTAACTTTTTTAGCGAAGATCAAGACGGACTTCTTCAAAATTGGGAAGGATACACAGCCTTTGTTAATCCTCCGTATGGTCGAGGGATCGATAAATGGATCCAGAAGGGGTATGAGGAGTCACGCAAACAACACACCAAAGTTGTGATGTTAATCCCCGCCCGCACCGACACCAAATATTGGCATCAATATATTATGAAAGCTGACGAGGTTTACTTTGTGAAGGGCCGCCTTAAGTTTGGAGACAGCACAAACAGTGCTCCATTCCCCTCGGCTGTGGTTGTGTTTGATGGGGGAAATAGGCAGCAAATATTTGGAGCAATAAATAGATGAATCGTAAGAGCCGCCGCGATTTAGAAAAGAAAATGGGTAAGGATGCCATCGGCGATCTCACCGAAAAAATTTTCCAGTTTAATAGATTGCCAGAATCCTGTAGCGCATGCCAAAAAGAATTTGACAAAAAGGACAGAAAAATGCTACAATCATGGAAGATTGTTATAAGACAAGAAAGCATCAGACTGTTTTGTCCAAAATGTATCAAAAAAACTCAGGAGGCATTAGATGAGCATCGTTAGGCTATCCACAGAAGGATTACAGAAAATTTTAAGTGGCCACGTAAAGGAGCCATCGACATGTATTGTCAAATTCTATCTTAATGATTGCCATTTGTGCCATAATTTAAAAGAATATTTTGAAGATATTGCAGGCACAACAGAATACTCTGACTTGCATTTCTTCGCTTTTAATGTTGAAGATTATCCGGCAATTGAAAGGCAGCTAAACTTTAACGGAGTGCCGACCATATCCCTTATAAAAACAGGAGCATCAAAGCCGAAAATACGAATTTTACCAGAACCCGACAAGCCCAACGAGGAAACGTGGTACCAAGTAAAAGATATTAAGAAATTTATCGAAAAGGAAAAATAATGCAGCAAGCCTTATCATATGATGACGTGTTGTTGTTACCGCAATACTCCGACATTCGTTCGCGTTCCGAAATAGATATTTCTACTGATCTTGATAAAGGTTTAAACCTGCAGCTGCCCATTATATCTTCGCCAATGGATACAGTTTCCGAATCTAACATGGCAACAGCCATGTCAAAACATGGCGGAGTTTCAGTTATACATCGATACAATACAATTGAAACACAGGCCGGCCTCGTATCAACCGCCAAGAATTCCGGCACCATGGTGGGGGCCGCAATTGGCACTACGGATGATTATTTAAACCGCGCCGTGACACTGCAGACGGTTGGAGTAGATTTTATTTGCTTGGATGTTGCGCATGGCCACCACATTTTAATGAAGGAGGCGTTGCGCACGCTAAGGAAAAAACTTGGTGACGAGTTTCACATTATGGCAGGTAATGTTGCCACTTTAGCTGGCCTTAATGACTTAGCTGATTGGGGTGCGGACTCTGTTCGTTGCAACATTGGAGGCGGCTCGATATGTTCTACGCGCGTCCAGACAGGCCATGGTATCCCGGGCCTACAAACAATTTTTGAATGCGCAAAAACAGATCGCAATGTAAAAATTATTGCTGATGGGGGCATTAGGACTTCTGGAGATATAGTGAAGGCTCTTGCTGCCGGCGCCGACGCAGTTATGGTTGGTTCTTTGTTGGCTGGAATGGATGAGTCGCCCGGTAAGGTTTTTGAAGAAAAGGATGGGTCTCGCTGGAAAATATATCGTGGAATGGCCAGCAAGGAGGCACAGATTAATTGGCGCGGAAGGTACTCTTCCTTCGAGGGAGTTTCTTCACGAGTGCCATATCGGGGTCCGGTTAGTAATATTTTGCAAGACTTGGAAAAAGGAATACGCTCGGGATTTTCATACTCTGGTTCAAGATCTCTTCCGGAATTACAAGCAAAGGCTAAATTTATCGTGCAGACTTCATCCGGAATATCTGAAAGTAGTGCACATATCACAGGAAGAACTTGGTAATGGCGCACGATATAGACTATGGCAACCTAAACAAAAGAATAGTATTCACAGAAAATGATCACCGGCATGCCAAATTTATAATTAGATTGCGCCAAGACAGCCTAAAACAGTCGGAATTTTTTCGACATATTGTGACAGGGTATATCGATGGCAACGAGAACATTCAAAACTTTGTGGATGAAATAAAACAGCAGTCGCAAAATAGAAAAACAAAATCAAGAAGGACCATTTCCCGCGGCCAGGAAATTCTCAAAGACCTTGCTTTAGACGAGGGCGAAATAGAGAATATATTTGACATTCTTGAAGAGGAACATCCTGAATTATGAATTCTTGCGGGTTAAGAGCGTGTTCCTTAAAGTGTATGTCGAAGAAGAAAGCATGCAACGAAAAAGAATGTCGTTTGTGGATTGAATTCCCACAAGAACTAAACTGTTGCTTAATATCTATTTATGAAAACGGAAATATGACATTAAGAGAAATCGGAGAAAGAATTGGGGTGTCTTTTGCGCGGATAAAGCAAATAGAAACTGAAGCATTAAAAAAAATGAAAAGGAACTCCTTACTTAATGATTGAGCATACCGACATTTTAGGGAAATTGCAAAAATAGAAACTATTTATAGTTGAGTTTACATTTAAGGAGAATTATAATGGCTCGTAAAACACTTTTAACTGAAGGCGAAATTCGCCAATTTATGAAGTTGGCTAACTTGCCAGCAATAGGCTCCAGCCGGCTAGAGGAAATGGCCCCGGACCTCAAAGAGCAGTTTCCTGACGAAGAGGAAGAGGCCGAAGAGATGCCCCTTGATATGGGAGCAGAGGAAGAGGCCCCCTTGGATGACCTGGGCCCAGTAGATGATGCCGAGATGGAAATGGGCGATGACCTTGGTGACCTAGACGTTGGTGGCACCGATGAGGCTAGCGTAGAGGAGTTAGTACAGGCCCTGGCCGATACTATTGCTGACGTTACCGGAGTCCCTGTCTCTGTAGAAGGCGGCGAAGGTGAAGTAGAACCAGCGCCCGAGGATGAGGCCCCGGAAGACATGGAATTAGATGCAGATTTAGGTGCAGAAGAGCCGGATCTGGATGTT